ATGCTTAGGAAACGCTTGACAAAGGCAACAGTTTATAGTATAATGGTACATATGTCAGTAAAACAAGGCATATAACTGTTATAAATATAAAGGTGCGACATATACAGCACAGAACGATACAATAATAATACAAATACAATCATACGGAGAAAATATATGACATCAAGTCTATCAGCGTTAAAACGCTCAAACAACTTAGACACCCTAATGGGTGAACTATCAAAGGTTGCAGAACCACAAAAACAATCAAACTCATATCAAGATGATAGATTCTGGAAACCAGAACTAGATAAATCTGGTAATGGTTATGCTGTATTAAGATTTTTACCAGCAGTTAAAGACGAAGATTTACCATGGGCAAGATTATGGTCTCATGCGTTTCAAGGTCCTGGTGGCTGGTTTATTGAAAACAGTTTAACAACACTTAACAAAAAGGATCCAGTTAGTGAATCAAATAGTTTACTATGGAATTCTGGTGTTGAGGCAGACAAGGAAATTGCAAGAAAAAGAAAACGTAAGTTATCTTATATTGCGAATGTTTTAATTGTTAGTGATTCTAAGCATCCTGAAAATGAAGGTCAAATAAAACTATTTAAATTCGGTAAGAAGATTTTTGATAAGATTACTGAAGCGATGAAACCTGAATTTGAAGATGAAAAACCTATCAACCCATTTGATTTCTGGGAAGGTGCAAACTTTAAACTGAAAATCAGAAAAGTTGATGGTTACTGGAATTATGATAAATCAGAGTTTGATAGTCCATCTACTATTAAAGAGAATGATGAGGCTATAGAAGAATTGTGGAATAAACAATATCCACTAAAACCATTTCTGGCACCTGAGAACTTTAAGTCATATGATGAGCTAAAAGCAAAACTTGATAAAGTTTTAAGTGGCGTTAGAAATACTGGTACTGCTGAAGATGTTATGGACCCACCTACAACACCAACAGTTAGTTCACCAGTTGTAAATGAAACAGTAGATGCTTCTACTTCGGTTACAGATGTTACTGAAGAGGATGATGGTGATGAAACACTTGATTACTTTTCAAAATTAGCAGAAGAAGATTAATCTCTCCACCTGTTTCATTCAAATTGATTGGGGCGTTTCGGCGCCCCTTTTTTTTACAGATAATTAGCACCAGTCCATTGTATCCCGAAACCACCTTCAAGTACGTTTCCTCTGGCCGCATTTTGGGCGAAAGATTTGAATCCGTTTGCCATAAGAACATCACCTTTTTTGAACTTCTTATGATTATCAGTAGCGACAATACCACCCCATATAGATTTTTGAACACCTAGGGTTTTGTATATCGAGATATATGCTCTACCTTTTTCGACAGTCCAACCATTAGTGAACTCGTCTTGCATTTTCAACACATGTTCTGGAACTGCATCTTCTGACTTATAAGACCTATCACAGTAGTCTTCGTTGGCCTTCTTGATTAGATTATCAATTGCGTCATCTAGATTGTTAAATTTTTCATTGTTTTGTATCATAATGTAACCTTTGTTTTTGTTAATATAAGTATATTATATGACACATTGGCATACATGTCAAGCATTATTCCACTCTATGTCAACAAAATATCTTGTTCAATTGAATCTAACTTCTTCATAATTGCAGTATTTTCTGCTGTTAATGTCTTATTATCAGTCTGAAGAATGTTCAGTTGAACTTGCATCTTCTTTAACGTATCTACTAAAATTGACATTTGAGCATCAATCTTAACTGTATTGATTTTAACTTTATCAATATCTAGAAACATATCAACATTCAATAAATTGTAAATATCATCATTATTATACATAGTTTCACTCATAGTTTACTCACTTTCATTATATATTATTAAATTACTTATACTATTATAATAACGGAAATCAGTAGCAATGTCAAGCATTATTCCACTCTTAAAATGCTGATAATAGTCAGAATTTTGACTTCTCAAATAGATAAATAGTAGCATGAACTTATTCTTTGAACTATTAGTAAATTTCGGTCTACCAGTAGCGGCATCTGGCGTTATGGGCATCTTCATATACATGATTTTGAAGTATATACTAGAATCTGTTGTAGGTCAAGTTAAAGGTATTCATGGTATTATTATGTCACTAGATAACAGAATTAAGACTATGAATAATGAGATGATAAAAATAGACTTACTTATATCTCATGCCTTAAAATTAAAACCAGACGAAGAAAGAATATCTAGAGCTGAAGGCAAAGAAGATGCAAGGAAAGATTAAATGTCAATAATAGAAATACTCAATCAATATGGTTTTGCCACTTTAGCTGCAATTGCTATGGGTTGGTTTATATATTTCATATATAAATTTACAACAGAAAATCTTAAAAAGAAATTAGGCGAGGCAAATACAGCATTAATTGGTCTACTTGATAGAATAAGAATGCTTGATAATGACCTCATTAGATTGAGAACAAAACTAAATACAGTATTAGAGTTACAAGAGTTAGACAAAAACAAAAAAGTAAAAAAGATAAGAAAGACAAAAGTTTGACAATTTTGATTGTCAAATAATTATTTAATGGAATATCGAAGATAATTACTTGATATTATAAATATAAGCATGAAAACACTACAAATGGAGAACGTAGTGTTAGTGGCATTTCTTTATGTGTTATTGGTGGGTCCTAACACTCTCAATGCGAGCGAACTAGTACATGAGTTTAGCAACCCATCATTCAGCGGGAATGGTTATTCTAGTCACGTTCTATCAATCGAACAACTACAACACAACAGAAAGAAACAAAACAAAGATGATGCGAAGTCGGCAGAGGCTGCGGCTAAACGTGAAGCAGATAATACTACAATCAACAAGTTTATTAAGAATGTAGAAAGTAGAATTTATGCTAACTTATCAAAACAGTTAGTAGATAATATGTTTGGCGAGTCCTGTACAGGTACTTGTCCAACAAGTGGTACTGCTGAAGTAGAAGGTTCTACAATCTATTGGGTAAAAGATGCCTCAACAGAAATTATTACATTAACAATTACGGACCCTACTGGTAATATAACTACAATGTCAGTACCATTAGGCGACTTTCAGTTTTAGGATTTAAAATGGGATTATTCGAAATTATTAAAATGATGGGATTGATATGTCTGGTTACAGGTTGTTCTGTAACTGGTCAAATGGCTAAAAATGGCGATGAGCCTTTTATACAAGGAACAACTACAATTGAGAGATTGAAAGAGATACCTGATTTAGATAATCAACCTCAAATAACAATTGCAGTTTACAATTTTACAGACCAAACAGGACAAAGAAAACCTAATCCTAACTTTTCACAGTTATCAACAGCTGTAACTCAAGGTCCTGATGTATGGGTTATTGCAGCTTTAAAAGAAGTAGGTAATGGTAATTGGTTTAAAGTTGTCGAAAGAAAAGGTTTAAACAATCTAATTAAAGAAAGACAATTAATTAGGTCAACAAGAGAATTATATGATGGTGAAGCACAAGCAAAGAATCAATTAAAACCATTAACCTTTGCAGGACTAATCGTAGAGGGTGGTATTGTAGGATATGATAGCAATATTGCAAGTGGTGGTATCGGTGCAAGATATTTTGGTATTGGTGTTAAAGAACAATATCGAACTGACCAAGTAACAGTTTCTTTGCGAGTTGTTGCTGTACAAACAGGTGAGATATTATTATCTGTTTCAGCTTCAAAAACAATTGCAAGTTATAGTTTGGGTGGTGACGTGTTTAGATTCCTAGATATGGGAACAAAGGCACTAGAATTTGAATCAGGAAATTCTACAAATGAACCAGTTAATTATGCTATACGAGCAACAATAGAACACGCAGTACTACAAATGGTATATGACGGCGTGAATAAAGGTTTATGGAAAATGCAAGGTGTTACAAAGATAGGAAATACTTCAAAGTATTATCCTGTGCCAGATAAACTAGTAGATTAACGAGAAGAGGAAAAAGTAAAATGAAAAGTATAACTATATTAGTTATGTTTTTGATGAGTTTTATAGTGCCAGTAATGGCAAATGATATCTATGTAACGCAATCGGGTGCTACATTAACTCTTGATGTGTTACAAGATGGTCAAAATAATACAATAGGTAATAGTACTACAGCTTCGACTGTAACAGGTGCTACATCTAACTTTAACATTGACCAAGTTGGTGATTCAAACGTATTAACTTTTGATATCAATGGTGCAACTTACACAGGTACATTTAGTACAACTGGTAATAGTAACAACATTGATTTTAATTGTGATAGTGGAGGAACAGTTAGTTCCTGTGCTACGGTTACTGCTTCAATTGTTTGGGTAGGTTCTTCAAACGACCTAGATATTGATGTCGGTGAAACAGCAGACGCTACTGGTGCTACAATCGGTATAACTGGTGCGTCAGGTAGTGATTCAAATGTAGTCGCTGCTACAATAGATGGTACAAGTGTCATTATGACTTTAAGTGTTAATGGTGATACAAACAATTTCTTAATTGACATAGATGGCGATGGTGATAGTGCAGGTCATACCTACATACATAACCATACAGGTTCAATTGCTGATGTGGATATTACACAATCAGGTATCTATGACAATATGATTACTTTAACAACAAGTGGTGACAACCACAATATTGATATAATACAGAGGGACTAACAATGGATTGGATTTTATTTTTATTATATACAGGAATAATTTTATATGCGACTTATAGTTTTTATAA